TCCGTCAAAGGGTCGAAGTACGCCTTGATGAGGATGTCGCCAGACAGGATGGAATTGAGCTTCGTCACGTACTCGATGAGCCCGTCATAGAACGAGTTCGGTGTGTACGTGTGTTGCTTCAACGCCTCAAGGCTGGCAAGCATTTCCTTCGTAGTCATCACTTACCTCCTATTAGGCTGGAGAGTTGGCAGTGACCAACTTGTGCTTCAGAGCCACGATGCGGACGTTCTTCTGGTCGTATACACGCTCCCAGTTATCGCCATCCTCAACCTCTGCATTGGTGGGGGAACTTCCATTGACATCTGTGTCAGTCCACTTCACACCACGGGGATGCAACAGGAAGTGCGCCCTGTTGATGAGGATGTCGTCACCAGCAAGGGAGTCACGGTCGAGTTCTGTGGGAACTGGAGCGGAACCTTGCCCGAATCCGAATGCACCCTGCCCGAAGATGTACGTATAGTACACCCCATTAGCGTGGGGCACACTGTCGTTCACGATGACACGCTTGCCCATGTAGTACGGAAGGGTCGGGCGTCCATCGGCATCTGGCAGATACTCGATGAGCTGTTGCTTCACAAGCACCGCCTCGGTTGCCGAGTGCATGAGATATCCGGTGAGGTTGCTCTTGTTGTCACCGAGCTTCTGTGCGGTATCCACAAGGTTGTCGGCATTGATGATGTCGTCCTGATACCCCGACGCTGAGGTGACATCGAGCAGGTTGACTGCCATGGATGACGCTTTGAAGATTCCGGTAAGCGAAGAAACAAGCAATGCCTGTCTCCGTCGTTCCCAATAGCCCATCACCAAGTTGGCGATCTCAGCCATGGGGTCGTCACCGGACAGCTTCTTTGCGAGGTCGTTCACAGACCAAGCCTTACCACGCATGTACAGGACGGCGATGTCCTGCTTTGCCGAAATGTTAGCAGGGATTAACGCTCCGGAATCTGAAAGCACTTCATCGGCTCCGGTGAGGTCTTCCCAGAAGGGCATGTTCAACAAACGCCCTCCGCTCAATGCCAAGGTATCGAGTTCGGGTGTATTCTGGACAATCCCGCTCTGAATGAGAGTGGAAAGCTCAGGGGTTCGCTCGATGATGTACGGGTTGAATACATCGGGAACGATTACATCACTAATTTTCGTTTTAGCCATAATTATCTCCTAGTGTTTTCTTTGAAATATTTCGCAAGCTCCGGATTGTCCTTCAGCATGCGACCCTGTTCGGTAAGGTTCCAATTTTCCTTACTCCAAGGGTTCTTCACACCTTCATTGAGTCCTTCCGGCTTGCGTGGAGATCTGCCTGCTTCCTTGTACTTCCCATCAACAACCTCTTTGGCCCATCCTTCCAAGGTTGCTTTCAAGGACTGGAATTTTGCTTCAAGCTCGTTGTCGTCACTGGCATGGATGAAGTCCACCAAATCGACAGGATATTTGTTCTCGGTCAAAAGGCGGATAGCCTTCTTTTCCATTTCCTGTCGCTTACGTGCGTTCTCTTCCTGTGCCAGCTTCTGCTCAAGAGCCTTGATGCGCTTTTCCTGTTCAGTCTCAGCAGGATACATCTCCTGTATCTTATCCGCCACAAGCTTCTCAAGGTTGTTGTTCTTCCACGTTTCCAGTCCTTTTGCGAAGTACTGGTCAAGTCGTGGTTGCAAGAACCTCTTCCCCTCATCTGAATCAAGGAAATCCTTCACTCTGTCTGGTGTCACGAACCCCAGAACATAGGCTTTCACTTCCGGAACATCCTTGTTGTCTTGGATAAACTGTTTTACATCTTCTAATGTCATCTTCTTTCTCCTTCGCCTTGCTGTTCTAGCCAGCCAGTCGATTATCGTACCAATCTTTGTATGTCGTGTAAGGGATGACTCCCTCACCTCGTACCCTTCTCACGGTAGGCTCGAAGCCTTCCACCTCGTACACCATGTCACATCGACAGTTGATGTCCTCCGCAGGGTCTCCGGAAAGGCCCGGCCCTGCTGTTTTCAGACCACTCGGCAGGGTGAAATATCCATCCTTGTCGGCAACCTGCCCGTCCATCGCCCTATGGGAGTCACGGGTCCTGCTGTCCAGTGCGGAACGCCAGACATAATGTCCCTTCACTCCCTGTTCCTCGGCATGGTGCAAGCTCTCAGCCCTCCCGATCTGCTGGCATCTGTGAGCTTCAGTTCTGGCTATCCGTATCGCCTTGGTGTACTCCATCTCAAGTCCAGCCTGTATGCTCTTCGCCATCTTTCCGTATGACTCACCCTTGATAAGTCCTTGGGTCAGCACACTCTTTATTCTGATTATAACCTCCCTTCTCTGGTTAAGCAACCTTTCATTCAGCGTCAATCCTGATATGGGATTCTGCACCATTGCCTGTATCACCCTGCGGTCAAGTGCTGTATATGACAGCTTGGCCTGCACAGCCCTCTCCATTGCATACGCCGTGGTGTAATAGCTCTCCGCATAGACCGAGCCGAGTCCGTTCCGCAGGGAGGCACCAGAGGCCTTTGAGAGTTCTGAGAGATGCTTCTCGATTTCCTTCTGGAGATTCTTCAGCCTGTTATACTTCTGCATCTCGGTATAGGTCATGTCATGGAGTTCATACTGCTTGGCAATGAGTGACTTCAATTCCTTGAGCGTATTCTGGAATTCACGCTTCAGCTCACGCTCCAATTCCTGTGCGATCTTGTTGGTATACTTTATCCCGAAGTTAAGGTCATTCTGTAGGCTCATCTTCCACTTCCTCCTCTTCATCCGTCAGCAACGGTGGAGGTATCATAGTCTCGGCTTCCTGCAACATCTGGTTAATCTCGGTATCCGCATCTTCTATGAACGATGCCAGATTGAGCCGTGTCCTGTGGCTG